CCCTTTATTCTAACAATATTATGTGTTATTACTAGCGTTGAAAGTTATTTGATTTCCAAATAGTTTTAGCATTTACCCTAATGAATTTCTTATCAGTTTCGTTAGGATTAGGGTTAGCAATAGTCACCATTACATTTTTACCAGCATCAAATGCCTTGCGCTGGTTAATCAAACGATCGCCACTGGCAAGATATGCTGCTCGCATCGCCCGCTTAGTTGCAGTGCTTACATTGCTGTGAACACCAGCACTTACATTACCTTTGCTCTTTCCGCCTTTTTTACCCATTTTGTTATTCCTTGTGTTAAGTTGTTAATATAATAATTGTATACTAAGAGTATACCGTTGTCAAGAATAAAGGGGCAGTTTCCTGCCCCTTGTTGCCGTGACTTAGGTTTATTAGAAGCTAAAGCTTACACCAGCGCCTACACTGTTTGTTTCAGCGTTAACGTTGTATGTGCCTTCTGCGTATACATTTAGACCAGTGAAGTCGTATGCTACACCAGCACCAACGTTTTGGAATGCGTCTGTATCGTCACCGTTTACAAACGCTGTAGCGAAACTGTAACCTGCACTTGCTTCATAAGCAACTACTTCTGTTGCACTTGCATAGGTTACAATACCACCAACTGCAACGTCAGCAGTTACACTATAATCGGCTCGTACACCAACTGTATAGTCTTCGCTGTCGACGTTATAGTCTGCTACGCCAGTAACAGCACCTGCGCCGACGTCAAGTGTATAAGAACCTTGTACGTTTTCAATGTCGCCAATGTCGGTGGTGATGTTAGTGAATCCAATCAGCACTGCGGCAGAGCCAAATTCCACAATCAACGACTCATGATCGCTTGCAGGGTTTGCAATAGTATCGCCGCCTACGATTTCAAAATTATTACCAATAAAAATGTCACCCTGATCTCCAAAAGACACAGTAACAGCATCAGTTGCTATGCCAAGTTGCCATTCGTCAACAGTCAAATTGCCAGCATCAACTGATTCAAGATTGAATCCGCTAAAAGCAAGGCCCGCGCCAGTGTCAGCAGTTACACCAAAACCCAGTGTGGTTTCAGCTACATAGTTGCCAGCTGTGTTTTCAGTAATTTCAACGCCAACTGAACCACCAAGTTCTGCTGCGGTGGTTGTGCCTGCTACGAATAGTGTGGCTACAGTTGCCATAAATAGATTGCGCATGTTTTATTTCCTTTTTACATGTGTTAAACAGTAAAGGGCAAGTTCGATGCTTGCCCTTTCACTATTATAGTTATAACAGTTATTTGCGTTTAGTCAATCGTTTTGATTGTTTAGTAGGCTTTTCAGCAACAATATTGGGTAAAGTGTTGCGTTCTAGCAACGGTAACACTGCTGCTTCTGATTGACTGCGGTTCCATTTGAACTGCTTTTCTGCTTCTTTAAGCATATCCTCTACGGCATCGTGCCTTGCTATAATGCCGTAGAGCATTCGATCTATTTCGATCCAATTCATCCGCCGACATAAGTTTCTGTTTTTGGTCTATAAAAGTTTTTTTGATTGTGAAGCCGACCGAGGAGATCTTGTATCTCCTTTACCTCACGATCCGCAAGCTGCTGATTTTCAATGTCAGCAGCAGTTAATTTGTATTCAGTAACTGTGCGCTGTCTATCACGTAGTGCATGTTCGATCATTTCGATGTCACGCACTGTTAGTTCAAATTCTGTATTGGGTTTTGTCATAGTGTGTCTGCTATTTTGTGATTAACTTCTGCGTGGCCTTGCTCGTCTGCTCTCACTGCTATTACAACATCACGCAATGTTGCGTCATCTGCTAGATTATAATAGTCACGAGCAATGTTGGGTGCAGGAATATTTTCTGTTCTTCCTGCATCAATCTCTTCCAGGTAGTGAGTGTAGCTGATCACTGCTTGATCTTCAAAGTAGCCTACCATTCTGTGTGCTGTGGTTGGGAAGAATACGTAAAGAATAAAATAAAAGTGCCAAAACACAAACTGTGCAAATAGAATCAACAGTCTTTCAAAGCGACTTGGCTTTGCGATCTCAACAAAGATCATAAGATGCATACGCTCGTTTTCTGCTTCTTCTAGCAGCGTTTTGATCCAGCCACGTTCGTCTGGTGCTATGTTGCGCAGGCTGCGTAGGTGCTGCCACATACCTGCTACCATGCCTGGAACACCTGCCACAGTCTCTAGAACAACTGCACGATGTCCATAGCGTTTGGCGAAGAATGTGTCCGCGAACCAACGAAAAGTCATTGTTAAAAAATAAGCAACTCTATCACTGAAGTCTTTGGGCTGTCTCATACATGTTCACCGTTGTTTGCACGGCCGTTGTACTTTGCGCCTGCTGTTACTAATTTGTTTATGGAAGTTGGGTTGCGGTTTGCTTCACGGAATGTGATAGCAGTGATTGCAACTCCACTGATCAGCAATATGTGAAACACTGCACTGATGCCAAACGCAACAAAGCTGCCCAGCATAGCAGCAAAAAGGCCGCTCCATACAAATGCTAGACTTTGAAATACCATATGAGCCGCCATAGGGTCTAGATTCTTCAGTGGTGAATTTTCAATGGTCATTACGCTATCCCACATCTCTCTAGGCATAGCAATTACAGTCTTCACTGTGGTAACTATGCCTACTGGCTTTGCTTTTCTGTTCATTGTGTGTCCTTTTGTATGTGTATATGTTAATTTAGCATTGTTTAGCGTATGTGTCAAGCATCGTTGCTGCGCTAAAGTGTAGCAGGTACTTACAGTTTCAGAGTGGTGCGTTTTGTATCCCACTATTTGTAACCCAATGTCCTAGTCCCAGTTTAACGGGCACATTCTCTTACCCAGCTGATAAAACTATGTTAAACCTTTTTGCCGTCTGTAAGTGTAAGTTGATTCTGTTACTAGGTTCAACTTACAAAACCCTCACATACCCTTAGGCTGCTATTGCCATCTCTGGCGCTCTATTTGCGTTTGCATTTAGAATGTTTGACTGAATAACGTAGGTCAACACGAATACCTAAAAATAAGTTTTTAACGCCCGTCGATCCCTTTCGCCCCCGGAGTAAAACACACATTTATATATGTGCTTTATGGTGGAGGCGTTGGCCTTCGAAAGCCAAGTCCGGTACATCAATCACCTATTCGTGATTAAACTATAAGACAGTATTATTTCCTATAGTATTCCATTCTACGACCTTTATACCAACCGTTTGGTATCTCGCCGCTCGTGTATTTATTTTCTTTTGTTGTTGGATTATAGATCCAAAAATTTCCATAAACTCCAGACTTTCTCTTTAGCCTATCTCTTGCTTCTGTAATCCTTATCCATCCTTCTTGTATATTATATACGGAAAAAACTCGTTTGTCAAGATTGAATCTCGAAGTATCTGTAAGATTTTCTGGAACACACCAGCATTTGTCTTTCATACTATTATTTTCTTTTTGATATTTAGAAACTTTTTTGTATGATTCCTTATAGACATCAGGGTTGTCTCTAATCTTCCTTTCTTTAGATTCGTTAGCTTTTTTACTAAGATTTACAACTTCAGGGTCGCCCTTCTTAAATGAAGTTGATCGAAGTCCACCTCCTTTTTTAGCACCTTTTAATCTTGCTGCTTGGGCAGCAGGCGCCTTATTCCAAGTACTCCATCCTCCGTCGCCTTCTTCTATTTTAAGATTAGCCCATTCGTTAGATTCGACAATATTAAAACGGTTGCTGTATTCTATGCCCTTTTCTTTAATAACATCTTTACTGTCTGTTATTATTAATATTTCTGTAGAGATATCAGCACCGTGTTTTTTAAGATGATTTGTCCATCGTGTACCACTGCCTTTATAAGTATATGGGTCAGCAGATGTCTGACCTAGGTATTTTAATCCTGTTTGATTGTGTGTTTTTACATATAAATAATATGTCATTGCTGGAAATCTCCTTTAGTATTTTTAGAGTAGTTGGGACTGCCATCCGCGAACTACATTATTATTTATCTAAAAGAGTTATTTTTGCCCGGTACCGCCCCCAGGTCCAGAATGTGTCCACGTTGTTTCAACGTTTACAAGTTTATTTATACACTCTTTTTATGATTTGTCAACTATTTCGATCTGCTCTGGTGTTTCCGCGATCTAGATACCACGGATCCAAATTCAACTGTTGAGCAACTTCTGCCGCTTGTTCTACACTGTTACAGCTGGTGACCAT